TTTCTTCTTCTAATGCTTCTATTCTTTGAACAAAAGTTTGTCTTGCAGCTTGATCCTTTGCGTCTTTAACATTTATCTCTGCTGGAATTAAAGTCTTAGCAAGAAATCCATCAGGATATTTAACGTTATATTGTTGTAACCCTCTCGATACATCTTTTGCTTTTGTTTTTACTTTTCTAACTTGTACGTTTGGTAATACTCTTGTAGATACATCTTCTAATTTTTCTTCTGCTGTTATTTGATTATTTATTTCTTGTCTAGCTATACCTCTAGCTATAGTTTCTTTGTTTTGATCTCCAATACCATCTGTTATAAATGATTCTGATACACCATTAGCTATAGCTAAATCTTTTAATTCAGCACGTGAATATTTATTTGCAAGTTCTTTTGTTCTTGTTTTTATAGCACCTTGTTTATTAAATTGCTGCCTATTGTCATAACTTTTATTAAACGCTTCATCTATACCAGTATTTTTTTTTGGCATAGTAGGCAATGCTTCTATAGTTCTATATAGTTCTCTACGTTCTAAACCATTAAGGTCTTTTAAATTATTCTTTTTTGTTTGACTCCATAAGTAACGTTTAAACGCATTATCATTTGTATTTATATTCTTATAGTTTAATTGTTTTAATATATCTTCTGTTTGTATTGAACCTTGTTCTTGTGCAACAAAATCTACAAAACTATTTAATTTAAAATCTTGTATATCTTCTTCATATGCTTTCTTAACTTGTTCTGTTACATACTTATCGTACTTTGATTTGAATTGTTTATATGCTGGAGTAGTTAAACCTAATTTTGTTTTAGTTCTTACAACAAACTTATTGTTATAAGCATCTACACTTTCTCTGTCTGGAAATCTAGCAGTAAATAACTGGTTATCGCTTGGTCTATTAAATGTTTGTATTGTTCTACTTCTTTTTACAGGTACTTTTTCTTCTTTTATTAATGCTTCTGTTTGTTGCTGAACATTATTAAGCTTTGTTTTTAATTTATCTGCTTCATTTAATTCATCTTTATCTTGTGCTTCTTGTATTTGTTCTTCTAAATCTACTTCTTCATCTAAAACAGATTGTAATTTAGGATTTACTTTAGCTGTTTGTTGCCTAATAGCTTCAGTTTCAACCTGTTCTTGTGGATCAAGTATAGGTGTTTCATTATCTTTTAATGCTTGCGCTGCTGCTTCTATTTCTGCTTCAGGAGTATCTATAGTTGCATTAATAACTTCTTCTGTAGGCTGTACTTCTTCTTTAATTACTGGTGCAGTTAAATCATCTTCAGGCAATACTATTTCTTCTTCACCAAATAAAGCTTCATCTACAACGCTACTTGTACTAGGTCTTGGAGTAGATTCATCTACTGCTTCTTGTTCTTCTTGTGCGTCTAAATCGTCTAGTTCTGTTTCAGGTGCGCCTTCTTCACTAGGATCAGTAACTGGTCTGCCACCTCTAGGTCTACCTTTAGTTAATAGATTGACACCAAGATCAAATATAGCACCAGCACCGCCACCATATCCAAACTCTGAAGCTACTGATTCACCTATAACAGCATCCTCATCATATACACCTTTAGCTATAGCATCTTGTCCTATACCGGCTAATGCTTCTTGCGCTCCTTCAGCAGTACCAGTTATAACAGCAGACTTAGCATAATCCATGTAAGTATCTAATGTTCTTTGAGGAAGATCACCCTTTCTTATCTTAGAAAAAAGCATAGATAATGGTCTAACTATTGGTAAAACTTCTGTAGCACCTAATGGAATACCAAGTGCTAAAGCCATATTTCTATCAGGTATAGATAAATCCTCACCAGTTTCTAGTTCATAGTCTCTCATCCTCATACTGGCTTCAGAGACTCCAGCTGCCATTCCGGGTGCAGCTATTTGTGTTGCAGCACCTAATGTTTTAGCACCACCTAATACAGTTTCTCCTGCTTTTAATGCTCTATATCCACCTGCTAATCTAGCAGCTGCACCAACACCACCTGTTGCTACAGTTGTTCCTACAAAGCCTAATATGCTACCTAACGCTTCACCTGTTCTACCAGCTACACTATCTTCATAACCTATAGCATCACGTAATTGATCCATCTTATCAATGAATGCACTTTCTTTTGGATTCAACCAATCTTCTTGTCCGGTAAGATTAGTTGCTAGATCAAGTAAAGACCAAACACCTTCACCCATTAAAGGAACAGTTCTGGCAATACCACGTGCGCCACCCCTACCAAATTCTATAGGCGCATTTAAAAGAGACATTATCCAGTTATTTTCTTCTGGAGTGAAATCATTGGTAGTTAAACCAAATATGGGGAGTTCGCCAGTATCTTCTTGACCGAAAACTTTTTCGGTATTCTCTGAATTTACTGGATCAGGAAGGTTGTAGGTATCATAGACACTAAATGGATCAGGTGTTCCTCCGGTATTTGTACCAAATATTTCAAAAGGATTTGGAGTATCCCTCGATTCATCTGCCATTTTATTTCTCTATAATGTTTCCTATATTCTACTTAATGCAGGTAACAGCCAATCCTCGATTTCTGTTTTCCTATCTTGGTAATTATCAAATATCATTGCTAATCCGGGATTAGTTTTTAACCACTCGTCTAATTCAGCAACTCTTTCATCTGCTGTATA